ATTTCGATAATTTAGGGGTATTAAGTTATGATTCTTCCTCTGCTACTCCTATTTTTGCTTATATTGATTTCTCAGAATCTACTCTCGGACAGTTGTCACAGTATTGGTCTATCCCTGTTACAGATGGTAATTCTTGTCATTACTTTTTTCAACAAATTTGTAAACCTTCTATAAATAATTTAACAGTAAATTCAGGAGGACAGGATGTTTCCCAATTTCATTCTTATTGGGGTACTACTCCTAGTACTTCAACTAGAAAACCTAATTGGTTTGCTAAAACTAATTCACTCCCTGGATATTTAGAATTCGTTGATAATGATATTTTTATGCAACGAACTTTTCAATCCGATTATTTGGGACGTATACCCACTTTATATGGTGCAATGGTTATCTATTTATATAGACCAGTGGATGACGGTAATAATTATATTTCGGGGAATAGCGAGAATACTAGTACTTACCAACCCTTAATTAATCATAGTAAAAGTGGTTCTAATATAGGAATAAATTTCAATCCATCGGGCATTAATGTTCCGGGGGATAACGTTACTTTTGTATCTACTACTGATAATGTAAATTACTGGGATCCTGATATGCACTTTTTAGCTATTTCTTATGGAGGAAGAAAAGAAGACACAGGCGGAACTAAAAACGCTAAGGGATGGTTTGAGTATTTTAATTCGGATTATAATCCTAAACTTACTACAGGACAAATACTGAATAATAATTCATTTGCAGGTAACACTTCTACCTATACAGATTCTATGTCTTTTGGGACATTAGGAAGTTGGACCTTAAATAGTGCAAAATTTAGGATTTATGAAATGATCTTTTGTGCTTCTCCTGATAATAGTAAAAGAGGGAATGATCTTGATAATGCTCCTTTTCAACCTTCGGATCTTATTTATAGTAAGATAAAAGAATATGTATATAATAAATATGAAAATTTAAAATAGATAATTATGGCAAAAGATTTAAAACAATATAAAGTTACCTTAAAAAAGAAATTAGGTAACAGAGCAAAAGGACAAAAATACGGTCCTGTTGACAGAGAAGTTTATGAGCATTTATTTACTAGCAAACATATAGATGATGAGTATAATATCTTAACGACAGCAAAAAACGAAAGCGGGGATAAAAAAAGTGAATAATAATTTTAAAAAAAAGATTGAAAAATGGCTACAGTAATTAATGGAACAAATATGATAATTTCCATTGACGAGACTGCTTTAACTTACACAGGGGGAGCTATAACAACTCCTTCTGCTGCTGGTTTAAATAATATAGCTGCATCTACTTCTTGTACATGTACTATTACTATTGACACTGGTGAAGTAACAGACAAGTCAATGGGTGATCGAAAATCGTTCGTGGGGATATCCTCTTCATGGACACTCGATGCCGATGTGTTTTACAATGAGGATGGTACAGTAGATCCTCAAACTTTATTTCCGGTTGCTTATGGTGATGCAGGGGTTTCTCAAAATGATTTAACCCAAAGACCCAGACCGGTATTTGTAAGGTTTACAGGAAGTTCTTCTACTTATTCGGGGATAGGATATATCACCTCCCTTGCTTTAACAGGGGGAACGGAAGATGCAGGAACTTATTCGGTAAGTATACAGGGATCGGGAGTGTTAACTCAAGCGTAATTAATTAATATAATAAAAAGAAAATAAAATGGACGGAAAATATATTTCAGGATCGAATGTTCTTCTCGCCGTTGATGTTGCAAACTTAAACCCAGCAAACCAAAATAATGTTGAGATTATTGGTGGTAGTACAAGTTGCACCTTTAACTTCACGCAGGAAGCTATCGATACCACTAATAAAGATTCAGGAGGATACAAATCCTTTATTAATGGAGTAAAAACTTTCACATTGGATTGTGATGCTTTTACTACTGTTGGTAGTGGAGCTTATATGGGTGAAGGTGTTAGACCTTATACTATACACGATATGATGTCACAGGGATCAAGAATAGCAGTTAAATGGTATACGGATACGGGTGCTACAGCTGCTAAAAAATATCAAGGTTTTGGTTACATCACTTCATTATCAGTTAATGGTAGTGTTGGAGAATGGAGTACTTATAGTATCTCAATTCAAGGAGATGGTGATCTAGCTGTAACTAACGTATAGGGGGGTTTTAATAAATGGAAAATTCTTCTTATATTTGTGGTATGAATTTTAAAAACTATAAGAATGGTTAAAATAGAAAAAATACCTATAGGACAGGAACTTCGACCTTTACATTTTGGATTTGCAGCTTTAGCGGATTGGTGTGAAATAAGCGGAAACACTCTTAATGATTTATCAAGCTTAGGAGATAAAATGGGATTAAAAGATACCCAACAGCTTTTATACTGCGGATTAAAACATGGAGCAAGAAGGGAAAAAGAAGAATTTAAGCATACATTGGAAGATGTAGGCGACTGGATTGATGAAGAAGGTTTTGATGTTTTGAATAAGGCCTTGGAAGTTTTTTCAAAGTCGATGACTCAATTAACTCCTAATGAAAAAAAGCAGAAGGGGACTCAGAAGAAGTAGCTGAGCCCCTAACTTTAGACCGAGCAATGGAAATTGGTATCGGATATTTAGGATTAACGGAAGAACAGTTTTGGGATTTTACACCAAGATTGCTACAGATAAAAATGGAAGGATTTGCCCGTTTACAGGAACAGATACAAAGGGAAGAATGGGAACGGATGAGATTTCAAACTGTTGCATTAATTAATAAGGATCGTAAAAGAAAAGATCAGGTAAAAATGTCACAACTTATTACGTTTCCTTGGGAGAAAAAAGTTAATGATAAAGATAAAATAGAAGAGGAAAAAAAGCGTGTACAGTACTTAATGAGTAAAGAATGGTAAAATAATGGGAAAAAAAGATTTATCCGTATTTCTGAGGCTTAATTCAAAAGCATTTACTTCTGGATTGAAAAGAGTGGAATCACGGCTTGGTAGATTTGGTAAGCAAATGACCCAAGTCGGATCTACCTTGAGTTCTAGAATATCCTTACCTTTATTAGGATTAGGAGCAGCTAGTGTTAAATTAGCAATGGAGTTTGAGACTTCAATGACGAAGATACAAACATTAGTTGGTTTACCAGGTGATGAAGTAGATAGATTAAAGGGTAAGGTTTTAGACTTAGCAGGACAAACAGCAACAGCTCCTAAAGAACTTGCTGATGGTCTATTCTTTTTAACCTCAGCAGGGTTAAGAGGAGCAAATGCGATGGAAACTTTAGAAGCAGTTGCAAAAGGAACAGCAATTGGTTTAGGGGAACAAGCTGATTTAGCTAAAGTAGCAGCAGCAGCTCAAAATGCCTATGGAGAGGAAGTTGTGTCAGCATCAGATGCTTTGGATCTATTTGGAAAGATGGTCCAGACAGGTATGTTTGAATCATCTGAATTAGCAAATGTTTTAGGATCTCAATTAGGTTTAGCTTCTAATTTAGGTATAAGTATGGAGGAGTTAGGAGCTATGATTTCCACTTATACGAGAACAACAGGATCAGCAACAGATGCTACAACTGGATTATCTGGTATAATGATGTCATTTGCTAAGATTACGCCTAAAGCAGAAACTGCTTTAAAGAAAGCGACTCAATCCTTTAAAAAAGGAGGAATGGATGCTGACGATCTAAGAAAGATGTTAGGAGAAAAAGGATTACAGGGAACTTTATTATTTCTGCAACAAGAGTTTAAAAAATCAGGAATTCCTTTGTCAGAGTTTTTTAGCAAATCACAATCCTTAAAAGGGGTATTAGGTGTACTAGGTGAACAAACGGAATCTTATACTGATATTCTGAATGAGATGGCTGAAGCGGAAGGATTTGTTAATGAAGGATTCGAGGAGGTTTCCCAGACAGCTGAGTTTAAATTTAAAAAAGCTTTAACGGATTTACAAGTTGCAGGAACTAAATTAGGTGAAAGTTTGATGCCGGTAGCAACAAAAATAGCTGATGCGTTTTCTCGGATGGCTGGTAATTTTTCAAGCATGAGTGAAAGCAGTAGAGCTAAATTGGTTAAACTAGGGTTAGCTTTAGTTGCTTTAGGACCTACTTTGGTTGTAATCGGTAATTTAGTTAAAATGTTTTCCTTTGTAGTTAAAGCAATTAGAATAGCTAAAACTGCAGTTATTGCTTTTGGTAGGGCTGCAATGGCGATGAATCCTATAGGTTTACTTATTGCTGGTATAGTAGGGGTAATAGCTCTAATGATTAAAAACTGGGATAAGGTTAAGCATGTTCTGGTGGATGTTATTAATTACTTTATTGATCTTTATAATGAAAGTCAAGGATTTAAAATAGCAGTAGAGGGAATTAAGTTTGGATTCAAAGCTTTATGGAACTATATCCAATTCTGGTTTAAAAATGTTAAAGCTATCTTCAGCGGATTAGGTAATGCTATTGTGGATCTAATTAATTTTAGATCACCTATGGATAGCTTAAGACAAATAGGAACTGATATTAAAAATGCATCTAAGGATTTCACAGAGAAAACGTCGGCTGATTTTGAAACGATGCTGGATAATATACAATCGAAGGATAAGGTTGAGCTAATTGACGTGGAAGATATAGACAAAGTAACGGGAAAATTAAATGAGGGATTAGATAAATTAAAAAATCAGTTTGCAGGTGAAGGAACTTTTATTGGTGATTTATTAGGTGCAGGTGATGATGAAGAAATAGATTTAGGAGAAGTGGATGCAACAGCGAATGCTGATATTACTTTTGATGAAACTCCTACAGTTGGTGTAGATGTAGAACCTAAAGATCCTGATGCGTTTTTGGAAACAATGCAAGAGTTATCTGATAAAACAGCAAGCGCTTTCAACTCAATGGCAGACGCCCAGGAGGGAGAAGGAGGAATGGCTGGAATGGTTAATAACATTAAAAAACAGGCTAGAGAGATTATTAAAGCAAGAATAGCTGAAGCGACTGCTTCTTGGGCAGCTCAAACTTTTGCAAGTGTTCCGTTTCCCGCTAATGCTATTTTAGCAGCAACAGCTGGTACGGTTGTTGGTACTTTATTTAATTCTATTATTCCTCCTTTTGCGATGGGTGGTTTAGTTACGGGACCTACTTTAGCAATGGTAGGAGAAGGATCAGGAACATCGATGGTGAATCCGGAAGTAATAGCTCCATTGGATAAATTACAGGGAATGATAGGAGGAAGAGGACCTAGTAGGTTACATGGAAGTATTTCAGGGAATGACATCTTATTAAGCAATGATAGATCCTCCTTTAAACAAAATAGAGTAGGAGGGTCTGTAACTAATTTTTAAAATAAATATATTATGATAGATTTTATACAATCAAATTTTTTAGAGCTATTAATAGCTATTTTAACTTTAGCTAAAGTAATAGTAAACTTAACTCCTACTGATAAGGATAATCAGGTATTTACGTATATAGATAAAATAATAAATGCTATAGTACCTAATAGAAATAAAAAAGGAAAAAAGCATAAAAATTGCTGTTAAATGGCTGGGTTTCTTAAATATAGATGTGAATTTTATTCTGAAAATAATACAGAAACTTATGAGGATAGTAGGTGGAGAATAGATATTTATAAAAGAACAGGAACTCCACCCGCTTCACCTATTTTGTTTAAATGTACCTCCGAGGGTTTTACTCTTAATATGGGAGGAGGTGATGATAGTATAGAATCCCCTAT